AATGCCAGGTATCCCAACTGCGGCATGCCTGACCAACGTTGAATCTCCTTGAATTTATGTGCGCCGATTGCAGTTGAAACAACTGAATGAATCTTGACGCCTGCCTGCGCTGCACACCAGTTGACGAATGAACCGCACCAGGGCAAACCGTCTGCTTTTGTAAATTTGCCGTACTTTGTCAGGTTGTCGCCTTCTTCAATTGTGCCAACTTCAGCTGCTGCGACTTCAATCAACCTGGCGTTTGTGCCTTGCGGATAAGTCATGGCGCAGTTGGCAATTCTACATCTTCGGCTTTGCCACCCTGTGCAGGTAGATCGCGCAATGCTTGACGATAAGTTGCCCACGCTGCTTTATCGGCTGGTGAATCTGCAATTTGTGTCCAGTCAGTGCGTGACAATTCAGCATTACGCCACAACTTTATTTGTTCCCACTTTTGCTCATTTGTTGCGTCGGGAAAAATAGGATTGAATAAAAATGTCATTTTATGCCGCCTCGTATGTTGCTCGAATTGTGAAATTGTCATTTGTTGTCCAAGTCATTGGAGATGTTGCATTTACGATTCCGTAATTTGCGTATGTTCCACCAGCACCGACCAAAAAGAGTCTAAGCGAATCAGCGTATGGATTAGCCGCACCGCATACGTATTCAATTGTTCCATAATCTTGAATGACTGCGCTGCCTTGCATACCGTAAACCATGTTGCAATTGACAGGTAAGAAAACGTAAGGGTCTGAACCCATGGAAGAAGTCGATCCTAAAGTTACTTTAATTTCAACAAAAACCGTTTTTCCAATTTGCATGTATCGCCCGACCGCAGTTCCATTTCCTAAAGTAAAATTAGTAAATGTTGGCGTGTAGGCGGTGTATGTGCCAGCCCATTCAAGACCTGTTGCTGCTGCTGAATTAGCGCGAAGAAAAAGATTGTTTGCGCCCACTGCAAGGCGTGCGGGTGTGTCATTGGCAGTTGCGCCAATGAGATCGCCCTTAGCGTCCACAATTGAATTCTGTATTGCGTTTGTGTCGTCAGCGGCAACCCAGGTAAAGTCCATGTCGGTGTTTGACGCTTTAGACAAAACCTGACCAGTTGTGCCGCCAAGCAAGTCAGCCATTGAAGTGGCGACGGCTTGACCAAATGTTTCGAAGTCGGCTGGCAAGTCCGTGACAAGGTCACTCGCCGTCGGCATTTGCCACGAAAAGGGGGTGGTCGGGTTCGTCATAGGTTGTCTCCTTCTTAGGTGATAATTGTTGCACGTGCCCAGTCAAGTGTCGGCGACACGCTTGACCACGTGAAAGTGTTTGCAATTTCGTCCCACTGCAATGCCTGCAATGAATAGGCAGTTGGCGAAACGATAAGTGAAATTGAAAGTGTGTTGTATCCCGCTTGAAATGACCAGCCTTCGACGAAGCCCTGAAAGATTGAACCCATGTTGGCGGGTAGGTCATTGATTGCCACTGGTTGACCCATGAAGGTATTCAGCAAGTCGTCGCGGTCTGCGTCGTCCACTTCAGGATTTGTCAGGTCGAATGTTATTTCGCTAAAAATAGCCTGCGGGTCTTTTCTAAGTGCCAAATAGAAGTCTGCCTGGTATTCGGCGTCAACCGTTTTTTCAAGGGTTGTCGTAATGATCTGACCAAGATTGCCGTAAGTCGAAATTGAAGCGGCGTCTTCTGCGCTGGCTTCCTGACCGTTTTTGTATTGAATCGTTATTTGGTTGCGAACGTCGCCTGCGCGGGTTTCAACGCGCAACCCTGCTGCACGGGCTTGGTTGGCGGTGAGATCGACGTATCCGTTTGCCGATAGGTATTGGCTGCGGTGTGTCGAATCGGCATAGGAAATCTGCCCCTGTGCGTTCTCGTAAATGTACCCCAGCCCTGAAGTTGCCAATGACGAAACTAGCGAATACACCGTGGCGCGTTCTGATGACCTTGCCTGCAATTCGTAATCGCCTGGTGTGTCAATTTCACCCAGCCCACTGTTTTCAGCGTTTGCCCATGTAACGGTTGGGTCGTACGCCGCCCACGTCAACGCGGCTGGGACTTCGTTCCAATTGTTGACAAGCAAGTCAGTCAGCAATGACAAGATTTGATCGCCGTCAAAATCTTTTGCTAATACACCGTCGGTCAAGGCTTTTTGAAGTCGTGCCAATGCGCCCAATGCCGTGATCGAATAAGTCTGTGTAAATGTCGTCGAACCTACGTCGCGGACTTCGATCACAATGTCAACAACACTGCCGCCAAAAATAGGAACGTATGTGCCTGAACTGTCCTGCACTTCGATTGAAATGCTGCTATTGATTGAAACTGGAATTGTTGATTGGGCAAGGTCGATCAGCTGAATGTTGGCATAACCCGCTTGCGCCTGCTCATAAATGTTTGTCCGCCCGCTGCGAATTGTCAGGTTAGCCAAAATGGCGTCTGTGTATTCAACGCCGTCAATTTCAACCTTCCAAACTGGATTCCACAATGTCATTCTAAATTGCTGCCAATGCGCCTGCACCGCCTGTGCCGCGGTAATAACTTGAATTCAAGGTTTCCACAATTGTGCGGGCAGTGCCTTCCTTGTCGAATGCACCAGTCACGGTCAGGTTGATCGTTGTCCCAACACGGTCTTTTTCTTCACCCTTTCGGAATGAACCGACGTCAAATGAACCGCCGATAACCTGGGAAGTCAATGCCGTACTTGCTGCAACACTGGCAGCCTTTGCGACGCCACCGCCACCGCCACCCCCGCCTGAAGTTGGCGCAGGAATAGTCGGAAGTTTGGTGTTTGTGCTTGGAATTGTTGGGGTCTTAATTGACGGAACACTCACGGTTGGCGTCGTGATTTTTCCGACGTTTGGCAAAAATGGGATTGCGTTATAAGCTGAAATCAACGCATTGATTCCAGCGACTGCCCCGGAAATTAAACCGTTAAGAATCTTTACAACACCAGCAATGACGTCAATGACACCGCCTGCGATTTTGCCTGCAACCTGCAACGCCCCACCAAGTACCGTGCCAATGACGGGTGCAAGATAGGTTGCAATGTATCCGCCAAATTCTTTGAATGTGTCTAGGTTGTCACCAATTGCGTCTTTGATGTAACCAAACGCCTTCAGCAAACCATTGATGATCGGCGTGAAAGTGTTCACAATAATGTTGCCCAATGTTGTGATAACCCCGCCAAGCCCATTGCCGTCAAGGCTAAACGCACCCGAAAACTTGTTGATGATTGGCAGTGCATTGTTGTTGATGAAGCCCATGAGTTTTTCAAGAATAGGAAGCAACGCAAAACCAATTGTTTCTTTTGCTTCGTCGAAGGCGACCTGCATTCTTGCGATTCGTCCCGCGTAAGTGTCAGCGTTTCGCGCAGCAGCACCACCAAATAAATCTGAAAGTTTGCTTTGAACCTGCGTGAAATTCATTGTTTTCAATTCAGCAGCTGAAAGCCCAATGCCCAATTTGCCTAGTGACGCCGTGTTGCCGTCGTACGCCTTTCCCAATGCGTTGGCAACCGTTTCAAGCGGTTTGCCTGTTGCAGTGGCAACGTCTAATGCGGTTGAAAGTAAGTCTTGTGCCTGGGTGATGTCTCCCGTTGATCTGACCAGGCGACCCAGTGCTGGACGCAATTCGTCGTCGGCGACACCAGTTGCCAATGACATTTGAAGAATCGATTGTTCAGTTGCCGCAATTTGTGCCTTTGTCGCGCCCGTAGCGTTCTCCAACGCCAATGCCAATTGTGTCTGTGCCTTTTCGTCAGCAATGGCAGCCTTGACGCCTTCGACGCCGATTTTGATTGCGTATGCACCAGCCGCAGCAGCGGCAGCAGCAAACGCCGCGCCAACCATTTTGCCAACCTTGCCCATTTTGTCGCCGAAGGTTTCAACGTCCTTGCCAGCGGTTTTCAGCGATTTGTTCAGATTGTCAACGTCGCCAAGAATCGAAAGTTTGAGGGTGCGACTGCCAGCCATTAGTCATACTCCTTCACGATTTTTGAAAATGCGTCTTCCCATTTTTTTACGATTTCAGGCTGCGCGCTTCGAAGTGTTGGATAAATAAACCAACCGCGTGACCCGCGACCTTCGCGACCTGACCACACTGGGAATTGCTTCAAACGATTAGAACCAAATTCAGCACCGCCCCACAATTGTTGCGTCGTGCCCCCGCCACTTAATTTTTGACCCGCAAAACCAAAACTGATTTCGCCAATTTTGGAAGATTTGGAAACCTTTGCACCTTCGGCAACGCGATTGTCTAGGCGATTATTTGTGCGACCAGCTGCGTCAACAATTTTGCCTTTGATGTACGTCGCCAATTCGCTGGTGACTTTTTTTGCCTGGCTTATTGCTTCGTCGTCCATTGCTTTGAATGATCGGACAATGGCGCGTAATTCCGCTTTGTCATAACTGATTGCGTCACTTGCCATTTCCCCGCCTTTCCAAAATTTCAATGACCGTCAAAATGTCTTCGGCACTTTCAAATTCGCTGGGCGGTAGCCCCGTTGCCAGGGCTACTTCCCAAACGATTCGGCTTAGGCTTCCGACTGGGTGGCTTTTGGGTTTGCTTCACCGACGATCACTTCGGAAATGGTTTCCGTCCATGCTTCGATTGGCTTGACTGGTTTCCCAGCGGCTTCGCGCTTCATGGCGTGATAAGCGAGAAAGACTAAATCGGAGATTCCGATTTTCTCTTGCGCCTGGGCAATTGTGTTGCCCGTTTGCTTTTCCCATTTAACCCACTCAGGTGGCGCAGCCGTGTATGTGATCTGCGTACC